AAACTAATACACCAACACCTATGGGTAATTGGTACACAGGAGTTAATACAAATTCTATAAGAACAACTTGGATTGATTCATTAGTTTATCCAAAACCATATGCTACAGCTTTTAATAGTTCTAATACTGGAACTTTCCCTACAATTATAGGTGAAACAGGATTAGGTCAAAGCGTATTGTTTGAGCACGAAGTAGGAACAGATCAAATTAATCCAAATGGAAGTACAACAGTGTTAACTTCTTTTGCACAATCTTATGACTTTGCTTTACAAACAGATCAAGGTATTGGAGAATACTTTTTAGCTATGAGAAGATTTTTACCTAACTTTAAAAATTTAGTAGGGGACGCACAAGTTACTATTTCAGTAGCTGATTACCCTGCAGATCCTAATACAAATACAGCTTTAAGTCCCTTTACAATTACATCAACTACGACTAAAGTAGATACAAGAGCACGCGGTAGATATGCTGCGCTTAAAATAGAGAATACAGGATCAGGACAATCTTGGAGATTTGGTACATTCCAAGCTGACTTGCAACCAGACGGAAGAAGATAATGACTAGAATAGTAATAAGATTACCAGAACCTAAAAAAGAATATAGTGAAGATAACCAAAGACAAATTAATAGATCTTTAACTTCTATTATTGAACAATTAAATTCTACTTTTTTAACACAACTTAAAGAAGATTCAGAGAGGTTTACTTGGTTTAATGGCTAATATATATAAAAAAGTAAATGCAGATTTAATATCTACTACTCAAAAAGATGTTTATACAGTACCTAGTAATACCAGATCTTTAATAAAATCTATTCATATTTACAATGAAGGTGCTGGAAATGCTGCTGTTACAATTAAAATTAATTCAGGTGGTGTAGATTATTTTTATGGTAAAAAAACTATAGCAGCAGATGCTACTGACGAATTTGTTGTTAATATATTAGTGCTACAAGAGAATGATATATTAAAGATGTTATCAGATATTACTGGACCAGATGTAACCGTTAGTTTATTGGAAATAAATAGGGAGGACAGATAATGTCATTTGTAGAGACAGAAGCTTCAGTTAGATATGAGATAATAAATGGTAAAAAAGTACCAGTAATTACACCTAAATGTGAAATAACTTTAACTAACACAGAAACAGGTAAAGAGTATATGTCCGATGCAGAAGCATTAGCAGATGTACAAAATAATGATACAGATACTAAAGCAGAACACATAAGAAGAGACGTTAAATTAACCGTAGAAGAGATAAATTTAGGAGCAGGAGCTAATATATTCTAGATTGACGAAGGAGTAAAAAACAAGTAAAATGAAGGATACCAGCTTACATTCAAGAGTTGCTATCTTGCATTTCAACAATACAATAGAGATATAAATTATGGGATTCAATCCGTTTAAAAAAGCAAGAAAATTTGTTAAAAAACTTATACCAAAGGAAATACGTCCTTTCATACCTTACATTGCAGCAGCAATGGGTCCAGCTAGTTTTGCTACAACTGGTATATTTTCTAACCCTGCAATAACAAAAGCTCTTCTTGCTGGTGGTACTAAATTTGCTACAGATGATGAAGCAGATTTAAAAGATATTGGTATTACAGCTGCATTAGCCGCAGCTCCAGACGCATTAGGACAATTTTCTAAATCAGGAGAAGCTGCAAAATTATCAATGGGAGATAAAGGTTTTTTTAAACAACAAGCACAACTTGCTTCATCCAAACTTGCGGGTAAAGCAGCAGATAGTCCTTACTTAACTATGGGAGCTCAAGCTGGAATTGACACTGGTATTAAACAAGCAGAATTAAATCAACAAGCAATAGATGATTACAATGCAAGTTTACTTTCACAAGGAATGCAAAACAAAGGTGATCGAAGAACAGCTATCTTTAATATATTTAAAAATGCTAACTATGATGAAGATGATATTAATATTATGTTAGATAAATATGGTTACGCCGACGGTGGTAGAGCAGGATATAGATATGGTACAATGGTTAAAACAAAAGCTCCCCCTTCAGCTGCATCAGATAATGGAATTATGGAAGTTATAAAAGTAGATGCAGAAGTAGACAAAGACGGTGATAAAGAAGAAATGTCTATGGAAGAATTTGTAGAAATGATGAAGGGTGGTGATGATAATGATATTGAGGATAGTTTAGATTATGCACAACAAGGTCTAGGTATGTTACAAGGTAATGTTAAGCCAATGCCGATGATGAGATTCGCGGACGGCGGTGATGTAGAAATAGATTTTGGTGGTATAAGAGAAGCTGTAGAAAATTCTCCAATGAGTAATGAAAGAGTTGTTCAAATGTATGTATCAGATTCAGCTGGTGTTATTCCATTAGCAGATGGTGATGCTGTTAAAGGAAGAACTATGGATATGATGGCAATAGGTGCAATAGAACCATATGGTAAAGATGATTTTAGAGATCCTGATGGTTATGAAAGATTTATAGATATATTTACAGAATTTAAAAATAGAAATGATCAAAAAAATAAAGAACTTAATTCTGAAGGTATGAAAGAAGGTGGCTTAATGAATTTAGGTGGAAGAGAAATGGATATGAGAAAAGGTGGGTTTATACCCATAGGTAAAAAAGAAAGAGCAGATGATGTACCTGCAAGACTTTCTAAAAATGAATTTGTAATGACAGCAAATGCTGTTAGAGCAGCAGGTGGTGGCAGTGTTAATAAAGGAGCAAAACGAATGTACAACTTAATGAATAACTTAGAGGCAAGAAAATAATGGCAATAACAGAAACTAGACAGTATAGGGAACCCTTTGTAGAAGCCGCCGGTCTTGGCGTAACAAATGAAGGCTTAAGATTATTAGGTCAATCATTACCAACATCTACATACACTGGTTCACAGTTTGTTCAGGGTCAAGCACAATTAGAAAAAGATGCAGCAACAGCAGCAGCTAGTCTTGGTCAGTTAACAGGTACAGGTGAAGGAACAGCCCAACAAGCTGGTTCACTTGCATCTTATATGTCTCCATATCAAGAACAAGTTATTGATGCTTCTTTAAATGCATTAGAGAGAGAACAACAAAAAGGTTTAGGTGCTTTAAGAAATAGAGCAGTTCAAGCTGGAGCATATGGCGGTGGTAGAGAATCTGCAATGATGGGTGAGTATCAAGCATCCGCTGACGTTGCAAGAGCTGTACAAGAAGCTCAAATGAGACAACAAGGCTTTGCAGATGCAAGACAAGCAAGATCAGCAGATCTTGCAGCACAACAAGGTTTAGGTACATACCAAACTCAATTAGGTGCACAACAAAGACAATTAGGTCAAGCTGATTTAGCTGCACAACAAGAAGCAGCAAGAGAAGCAGCGTTTGCAGATTACACTAGACTAGGTTTAGTTGGTCCACAATTAGCATCAGTTATCGGTGGTTTCCCGGCAGCAACACAAGTTCAATCAACTCCTCCTCCAAGCACAACACAACAATTACTAGGACTAGGTATTGGTGCTGCAGGATTAGGTGGAGCTATTAAGGGTTTATTTTAATGAGCAGAATCTTACGAAGACCTATGTTTAGAGGTGGTCCGGTCTCTAGTTATGGAACGGGGATCGCTACAGGTCTAGGATATAATGATGGTGGTAGAGTAGGATATTCAGAAGCTGGACCAGTTAAAAGTTACGAACAAACAATAAAAGATGAAAAAAGAAAACAAGAAATATTAAGTAAAGGTTTTAAAACAGAAGAAGAGTTTATGCAAGAATACGATAAAATGCTTCTAGCAAACGAACCTCAAATTTTATATGGAATAGATGAAATTACTCCTGGTGGTTTTATTGAAAAAGAACAAGCAAACTTTGATGCAATTAGTAGCGATTCAGCTAAAAATGCTTTTGTAGCTGAAAAACTTGCAGAACAAAATAAAATAATAAAAGAAGCAGAAAATTTAAATATAGATTCAAGCTTATTACCAAAAAATGAAACACCACCACCTGAAACACCACCACCTGAAACACCACCACCTGAAACACCAGCACTTAAATCAGATAAAGAAGTTATGCAAGAATATATGGATATGTTTAAAGAAAGTCTTGGTGGAGACAAAGATGAATTAAATAGACAAAGATATTTAGAGATTGCTAAATTTGGTGCTAATTTAATGGCACAACCTGGAGGACAATCTTTAGGTGAAGCTGTTGGTAAAGCTGGTTCACCAGCCTTAGAAGGTTTTTCTAAAATAGATGCAGCCGAAAGAGCAGGAGATAGACAAGCTAAAACATTAGGATTTCAAGCAGCTCTTAGACAATTAGAGGATAGTCCATTAGAAAAAAATGCTAAAGCATTAGCTAGATTAACTGGAACTAGTGTAAAAGATGCTGCAGTATCATTATCTAAAAACGCATCTAGTGGAAGAAACAAACTTGAAACTATAAAAATTATTATGTCAAGTTTAGAAACTAGTCCCGGCACGGCGTATGCGGTTGGTGAAATAATGTATGAAAACAATATTAAAAGAAAAGATATTATGAAACACCCAGACCCAACTAAAACAACAGGTAGTGAAGTAAAAAATAAATATTATTATTTTGAAAAAGCAGGACCTAGTGGAGAAGTAATGGGTAAATGGAATGGCAAAAAATTTATATTACCCGGCGAAGAAGGTTTTTAACAAAGGAGCATAAATGCCTATTACTCCATTAAGTTTAGAAGAATCAAAACAAAAAGAAAAAGACGAAGAAGTTGGCTTTTTTGAATCAGCACTTGCTGGTGTAGCCACAGGTCTTTGGAATATACCAAAAGGTTTTGTATCATTAGGTGCAGAACTATTTGATTTAATAGGAGACACTAATACAGCTAAAAGTGTAGAGAAATGGTTTGATGACGTCAATCCCTTTGACGATGAAGCTGAAGCAAGAACCATAGGTAAAATTACTCAAGCATTAACACAGATAGGTATACCTGCTGTTCAAGGTTATAAGATAGGATCTCAATTAGCGACAAGAGCATTACAAGCTAAAAAAGGTAGTAAGTATATGAGTATGGGTAAGATAGGGTCTAAGATTATGAGCCCTACTGCAGGAGGTGTAGTGGGTGCTGGCATTGGAGAGGCATTAGTAGCTGATGAAGACATTGGCACTTTTGCTGATATGGCTAGAGGTACGTCCTTAGAACCTTATGCTATTACTATGATGGATAAAGAAGAAAAAGAAAGTGGTAGACAAGATGCATACAGAAAATTAAAAAATAGATTAAAGTTTGGTACTGAAGGTGCTTTATTTAATTTAGGTATTATTGGTGCAGGAAAAGGAATTAAAGCATTAAGAGGTTCAGGAGATAAAGTATTAGATGAATACTCATCAAATGCTATTCAACAAAACTTTGAAAAATTTGGAGAGTTTGGAATGTCTGCTAAAGGAGCAGGTCCTAGAGGTACTTTTGAAAGCAAAGAATATTTTGATGGTATGAAAAAAGGTGCAAACATTGCAGCCACTAATACTGTAAAAGAAATAGACACAAGTCTTAAAAATTTGGGTGATGAATTTTATGATCAATATTTAAATACAAGAAAAGGTATAAATGAAAAGAGAACAGGTCAAGAAATATTTAGAACAGACTTACAAGAAATTGTAAGTCCTACTAGTCAAAACTCTCAAAGACTTATAGATCCAAAATCTAAAACAAGAGTAGCTGAAGAACTAAGTGCAGTTAAAGAGTTTAAACAATTAGAAGAAGAATTAGTTGATTTAGGTAGAGAACTAGATAGTGGAAAATCTATTAGTGATGAAGTTATGAATAAAAAACTATTAGAAGTTAATTCTAAAAAACAAATTTTAGAAAGTAGAGTACCTAATGTAGAAGAACTATCTAAAAAAATTTCAACTAGAGGAGCTTTTACTATAGATGATTATGTAAAAATTGGTGAAGAATCTGATGCATTTAAAAAAATTTTAAACAAAGTTAAAAGTGTTGGTGGAGATTCTATAAAATTAAGAAACGCAATTATCAATGCAAGACTATCTATTGATAATATGTCAAGTAAATTGTATTTACAAAACATAGATGAAACAACTGCTAAAGCTATTACAGATAATTTTGGAAGATATACTACAAGAGTTTATGAAGGATTTGAAACAAAAGGTTTATTAGGGTTTAATAAATATAAACCTACTGAAGAAGTTATAGAAAGAAGTAAAGAAAAATATGTAAAGTATAGAATTGAAGAGCTTCAAAGCACAGGAAGACCAATTGATTCAGATACTATTCTAAAAGAAGCAGATGAAGAAGTTAGAAAATTTGCATCAAAAATAGCTAATGATGAAGTTACTCCTTATGATTTAAAAAATTCAAATGTAGGTGCAGAAGATTTAAAAAATGTAAGAATAGATAATTCTATTTTAAAAAATAAAGTATTAAATCCTTGGCAAGAAGAATTATTTGGAGTGATTAAAGATCCTTCATATACTTTTTTTGCAACAGTAGGAAAGCAAGCTAATTTAAATTATACCTTAGATTATTTAAACAGTATTGCTAGACAAGGTTCTGGTCCAAATGGTTTTATAAAATCTGTAGATCAAGTAGAAGATGCAATCTTAAAAAGTAAATATGGTTTCAGTAGAGAAATGGCCACAGCCAGAAGAGCTCAATTAATAGAGGCAGGTCCAGCTGGACAAAAAGAATTATTTGAACTTAATGAACAATTAACTAAAGCCAATAAAGAAGCTATGGCTGAATTATCTAATACTAATAAATATAAACAATATGTAAATACTACTAATGTACCAACACCTTTAGATGGCAAATACATAAAAGCTCCTACCTATGATCAAATTTTAGATGTAACAAGTGATTGGTTAAATAAAAGTAGTGTGGGTACTTTTTATAAATATGCAGTTCTTGCTCCAAAAGCAGGTTCACAAATTGCAAAAACAATTCTTTCTCCATTAACACACGTTAGAAACTTATTAAGCGCAGGAGCGTTTGTAGCTGCCAATGGTGCAGCGTTTCCAAATTATGGGGATATTAAATTATTATTACCTCAATCATTGGGTGGATCAGGAGCTGTAAAACAAGCTTACAATCTTACAGGTAAAAGAATTTTTGGAACATTAAGCAAAGATGATGAAGCTCTAACTCAAACTTTATTAAAAGTTGGAGTAGTAGATTCACAAGTTCAGTCTGGAGAAACTAAAAGATTAATAGGAGATATTATAAAAGATCCAGCTGCGGTTGAAAGAGGTTTATATAATAAACTTCCTAAAACTATAACAGATAGAACAAAAAAAGGTTTGTTAAAAACATATGCTAAATTACAAGATGCATATGTAGCTGAAGATGATTTTTGGAAAATAATTAATTGGAGCCTTGAGAAAAATAGATACTCTGGTCTTGCTAAAAAATTAGGTTTAAATAGTGATAACATTTTAAAAATTTTAGATAGAGATCCCGAAGCTATAAAAGCATTAGGAGACAATGGTCAAGCTATTGCAGATTACTTTATTAAAAGTGCACCAAGAATGGATTACATTAGAAGTGGTATTAATAATCAAGAAATTTATGAAAATTTTTTAAACGAAGTAGCAGGTAACTTAACGAGAAACCAAGTACCGAACTATGCATACATTGGTAGAACAGGTAGGGCATTAAGACAAACTCCTTTTGGAAATTTCATAGCATTTCCATTAGAAATTATGAGAACAGGTAATAATATTTTACAAAGATCTATAGATGAAATGACTAGTGGTATTCCAGAATTAGTAGGTCTTGGACAAAAAAGATTATTTAGTTTTGGAGCAACAGTGGGTGGTATTCCTTATGGATTAGTTGAAATGTTTAAAGCTAAAAATGATGTAACTGATAAAGAGATGGATGCTTTAAGAAAATTTGTACCTGAATGGTCACAAAATTCTACACTTTTACCTACTGGTAGAGATGAAAATGGTAATCTAAAATATATTGATTTTAGTTATATGAATGCATATGATACTTTAATTCGACCTTTTAATGCAATCGTTACACAATTAGGTGAAGGTAATAACAACAGAGAATCTTTAATGAAATCATTAGGAGAAGGTATGATTGAAAGTAGCACAGAGATATTAAAACCTTATGCAACAGAATCTATTTTTACTGAAGCATTAATTGATTCTACTTTTAGAAGAGGTTACGGAAGATCAGGTAGAAGAATATGGAGCGAAAAAGATGAGACTATGGTTAAAATTGGAAAAGGTATGTTACACGTAGGTAAATCTTTATCACCTGGTTCTATTTCACAAATGAAAAGATTAAGTCAAGCTGCAACAGGTACTACAGATAAGTATGGTAATTTATATAATTTATCAGATGAATTACCTGGACTATGGGGAGGTAGAGAAATAACTGTAGATCCTTCTAAATCTTTAGTTTATATGACAACTCGATTTGGTTCTGATCTAAAAAAAGATAATAATTTATTTATTGCTCCTTTGTTAAGAGGAGGAAGAGTAGATGCAGAAGATATTATTGATAGATATAAATATGCTGAATCAAGAAAATTTAATACAATGAAAGAAATGTATGCAAATATTAAAGCAGCTAGAGCTTTAGGTACACCAGAATATGAAATAAGAAAAACAGTATCTAGAAAAGGTATTGACAAAGATACTTTAAATAATTTATTTCAAGGAGTATTTACTCCAAGTAGACCTAATAATTTTTTTGTTAATAAAGTTTCAGAAATAAACAGAGATCTTAATAAAAAAGAAGGTGTGGATTTACCTAATCCATATTTCAAAGCTTTACCTGAAGTTAATGATTTAATAAATAGTAATAGAAGAATTAGTTTAGAAGATGGTAATGTATCTTTTTACAGACAAATAGAATCAGAACCACAAAATTTAACTCCTATTCAACCATTAAAATTACCTCCATCTAATGCGTCTGCAGCAGGAAAAACACCTATACTAAATCCTGTAAATATCAATAACCAAGCAACAACCGCGGTCAGAGGACAACAATTGTTTAATGATCGAGACGAAATAACCTTTAGCTAATTATGGCAATAGAACCCAAAACTACACGAGAACATATTTTATCTTTATACGGACATATATCCGGCGTTAAAAAAAATTTAAAACACGTGCACGAAGATGTAGAAAAATTGGGCGGTAAGATAGACAAGATCTATTGGGTTCTTTTAACTGTTGCGGGATCAGCAGTACTCTTTGCTTTAGAAAAAATAATCAACTAGGAGAAAATATGCAACTTTCAAAACACTTCAAACTTGAGGAGATGACCAAATCGATGACAGCGACACGTAAGGGTATAGATAATAAACCTGGAGCTGGAGATATAAAAAATTTAGAAAACGTTTGTTATAAAATTTTAGAACCACTACGAGCACATTTTGATTTACCAATTACAATTACCAGCGGATATCGTAGCGAAGAATTGTGTGAAGCGATCGGTAGCAAAAAGACATCGCAGCACGCGCTCGGCCAAGCCGTAGACCTAGAAATAGCATCTATACCTAATATTAAGATTGCTTACTGGCTACAAAACAACGTAGACTTTGATCAATTAATTTTAGAATACTATGACCCAGAAGATCCAGCAGGTGGTTGGGTACACGTTAGCTATAATGAAAATGGTGCTAACAGAAAACAAGTTTTAACATACGACGGTAAAAAATATGAAAACGGTCTTCCAGATATGAAATGGAAAGACGGCAAAGTTGTAAGTTAGCTTTATGAAAAATAGTTTGTTGGTGCATAAGCACTTAATTATTCGTGCTGAAGCTAGTAAACCACCAACAGATGAAGATTGGCTAAAAGATTGGATGATGGGTTTTATAGAATCCATTGAAATGAAGGTCTTTATGGGTCCTTATGTAAAATATTGTAATATGCCTGGCAACCGAGGTATCACAGCTGTTGCTATTATAGAAACATCACACATTGCTATGCATATTTGGGACGAACCAAAGCCTGCGTTAATGCAATTAGATGTTTATAGTTGTGGTGATTTTAGTCCTACAGATATTTGTAATAAGATTATGAAAGACTTTGATGTTCATAAAATAGAATACAAATACTTGAATCGTGAAACGGGATTACAGGATATTTAATTATTGTGGTGGTTCATCTCCACAAATATAACCAATAACTTTTTTACCTTTGTATTTATGGTAATATAAATTTTTCATAAAAGCTTTCTTTTTAGTTTCGTGTACTTTTACGTTTTGATGAAACCAACTACTACAGCTGCTTTGTATTTCAAACGTATCCATTTTAATGTCTCCACCAAATGTTAAATATAACAAGGTGATCATTATGGGTTTCATTTAATTAAATTTCATATCCCATAGCTAAAGTTAACATATAAACTTTTTTAGGAACTTTTTGTTGATTATCTACATAAGTATAGTGATTCATTTCTTTAACAATAGGTTTTGGTAAAGTATTTTCTTTTGTCATTTTACTTATGTTCCATTCCCAAACTTTACCATTACTAAATTTATTTTGATATAAAAAAGTTATATTGTGTTTATTTGCTATTTCAGTATTAATTCTTAATTTATCTTCTTGTAAAATAAAATCAGGAAATCTATTGTGTTCACAGTTTCTTTTTTTAAATTCAATAATTTTACTTTTATTCCAAAAATCAAAAGGTTTAGTTTTTATATTAGTTATTGCTAAGTTATCTTCTTGATATTCTGGTTTATTATTTAAATATTCTAATTGTATTTTTATATCGTGACTATCACTTTGATTAAAATTTATCATATCCAATCCCTTAATTCTTCACCCATAACTTCTGTAGCAATATTAATCTTTTTACGCAATGCTTTTTTAATTTTTTCATCAATAGTTTTTGTTGCTACAAGATCAACATAGGTTACAGATTTTTTCTGACCTATTCTATGTGCTCTGTCTTCTGATTGTAATCTTTTCTCAAGATCATAACCATTAGAATAATATATTACATTACTTGCAGCTGTAAGGGTAATACCATATCCACCGGTCTGTGGATTACCAACAAAGAATCGGGCATCGGAATTAGGATCTTGAAATTTTTCAATAGCCTTGGCTCTATCTTCTGACGAAGTTGCACCATAATATTGTACTACTGATTTAGCACCATAGGTTAATTGTTGGTCTTCATTTTTAGCTGTACTAATAGCTTCTACTATATTCTCTATATCGTGAATATAATTAGCCCAAATAATAGCTTTACCATTAGTATCTTCTAAAACTTTTAATAATTCTTTAAGTCTATTACTTTTAATTTCAGTTGTTGTGCCGTCGTCATTCTTTAAATGACCACAAGTAATTTGATGTAATCTCATCATTTGTGTTAAAACGTGAGGTGCTGTAGCCATTTTACCTCTTAGTGTAGCGAGGGCAGCGGATTTCATTGTAGCATAGGCTTTGCTTTGTTCTTCTGTAAGTTCTACTTGTCGTTCTATGTATATTTTTGGAGGAAGATCTAGACAATTTTCCTTAAGAACTCTGTCAGAAAAAGCTTTTAATATTTGTGCTAATTCATCTAATCTCTTATATCCACCTACAATTTGTACTTTACGACCACCAAAATTTCGATCTAGTAAAGTAGCATATCTATTTCTAAATGTATAATAAGAACTAAACCCAAGTAAGTGTTCATTTAAAAAAGCACATTGAGTATATAAATCTAGTGGTGATTTAGTTACAGGAGAACCTGTAAGTATTCTTCTATAATATGCAAGTTTACCTAAAGTAAGAATAGCTTTAGTTCTTTTTGCTGTTGGTGTTTTTATACTTGTAGATTCATCAACTGCCATTAAAGTTCTATGAGTTCTTAAAAACTTTCCAGCAAAATCTAAACCTTTCTTTGTACTAAAAGCTTCTACGTTCATAATTAAAATATGAAGATCATATCCTGTTTCAAATAATGAATCGTATTCTTTTAATTTTGATTTTGAAGATGAAGCTGTCCATAATACCATCTTAGGTTGTATATGACTAGCTAAATGATTTGGTATTTCTTGAGTATACCAATTGTTGTAAACACCTTTTGGTGCTATAATAAGTGCCCCATTTATTTTACCTTTGTCATAAAGTATAGCCATATTATCAACTAATACTTTAGATTTACCTGTACCCATTTCCATAAAATAAGCAAACTCTTGTTTATCCCAAGATTTTTCTAAAGCAGATAATTGATGCTTATAGGGTTTTGTTTTAAATTTATATTCCATAATTATTTTATTCTTTCTATTGACATTCATATAATAATCTTTATATCTTTGTCAACTAGAATAATAGAATGAAGAATAAAATTTTTGAATTATATAAACCAAACTCATTAAGAGAATTTTTAGACTTTTATAAAAATAATCCTAATGAAAAATTTGTTTACGTATTACAACATCCACCTGCAAATATAAATATTTTAGGTGCATCTGATTTTGGATACCTTGTAATCTGTTTGCCTAATTATGGTCCAGATTCTCAAATAATATTTTCATCAAGTCCTTTTGTTTTTAAAATGCAAAAAAACTTAAGAGACTTTAGAGAACAAGATTATGTATTGTTAACAGGAGATCCAGCTATTATTGGTATTTCTTGTGCAATCGTTTGTGATAAAACAAACGGTAAATTTAACCTTCTCAAATGGGATCGAAGAGAAGCTAAATACTATCCAATAAATTTCGATCTCTATCAGAAAGGATAATAATGAGCGTAAAACAAAAAATAAAAACTTTTACAGGAAGTGGTAGCTTTGATGTAAGAGAAGAAATGTTAAAAGATTCAAAAGATCTTTTAGATTCAGTTGAAGTAACTACTATAGCTGCAGAATGTCAAAAGTTAAAACAAAAAGAAGACGAAATTGCAGAACTAGAAGACAGGCTAAAATCAAAAAAACAAGAAGCTGATGATATTAGTTCTAGGGTTATACCAGAACTATTAGCAGAACAGAACTTAACTGAAATAAAGTTAGGTGATGGATCTGCAGTATCAGTTAAAAAAGAATTTAGGTGCACTCTTCCAAAAGATGAAACGAAAAGAGCTGCAGCCTATCAATGGCTTCGGGACAATAAGTTGGAGGATATTATTAAAAACAATATCTTTGTAACTTTCGGTCGTGGAGAAGATGACAAGGCGGAGCAATTGCTTAACCTTGCGGCAGAAAATGGGTTTGAACCACAACAGAAATCTGATGTGGCTTGGGCTACACTTACTGCCCTATTTAGAGAGCGTGTCGAGGCCGGTCTCGATATGCCCTCTGAAGTCTTTAATACTTGGATTAAAGACAAAACTAAAATAAGCCGGAAAAAATAATGGAGGATGTATAATGGCTAATGAAATAAAAGCTAAACAAGACACATCACTAGCACTGTTTGGTGATGACATATCCAAAGGTTTTGAAAATATGACGCAAGAAGATATGGCGTTACCTTTTGTCAGAATCTTAGGACAGCTATCACCGCAGGTAACTGATGGTGATGCAAAGTATATAGAAGGTGCCAAACCTGGTATGATCTATAATACTGTTACCAGCGAAATGTTCGATGGTAAAAAAGGTATCAAGGTTATTCCTTGTTACTATAAGAAAGATTATCCAGAATGGTCGGATAGAGGTGATGGTCCAGGTGCTCCTGTGGCTGTACACCTACCGAACAGTCCTATAATCCAAACAGGTAAGAGAGATGGTTCTAAAATTAGATTACCAAATGGTAACTACTTAGAAGAAACAGCTTCTTATTATGTAATGATTGAGACAAAGACAGGTGGTTATACTCCTGCTTTGATTACTATGAAGTCAACTCAATTAAACGTTAGCAAAAAATGGAATTCAATGATGAAAACCATACAAATTGCTGATGGAAAAGGTGGTTTTGTAATACCACCAATGCACGGGGTTGTGTACAATTTATCATCTACACTACAAAAGAACGACAAAGGTTCTTGGTATGGATGGGTTGTTACACAAGACAGAATATTAGGGCAAGAGGATAAATCTTTATACTTACAGTCTAAAGAATTTAATTCTAGTGCTTCTAAAGGTAATGTGCAAACAAAAGCAGATGTGGAAGAGAAAGTAGTGGATTCAACTCCCTACTAGTCAAATGGAGGGGGATTGTGAGATCCCCCTTTACAAAAAAAATTAGAAATGATAATGCAGGAAGAAAAATTTAAAAATATATTTAGTGGACTAACAATAGCATATGGACAATATCAACCCGGAGAACGTGGCGAAAACGGAAAACAAAAAGGCAAAGCTTTTATTGTTCGTAAACCCGTCACAGATGAACTCTGGAAAAACCATCTTGAAGGAAAAGGAGCAGCCCTCGGAATTATCCCTATTACGGAGAATAATGATTGCAGGTGGGGTTGTATTGATATCGATGAATATAATTTTGATCATAGCAAGCTCATTCAAAGCATACGAACTCTTAACCTCCCCTTAATCGTTTGCCGTTCTAAATCAGGTGGAGCACACGTCTTTTTATTTACTACAGAATTTATATCTGCATCTCTTATGCAGAACACACTTAAAAAATTTGCAAAAGTTTTAGGATACGAAGGTTGCGAGATCTTCCCTAAACAAACAGAAATACTTGTAGAACGTGGGGATACAGGTAATTTCTTAAATCTACCCTACTACAATGATGTGAAAGGATTGCGATATGCTATCAACGATAATGGCGCCAGTTGTACACTTGAGGAATTTTATCAGCTCTATGATGTTTACAACAAAAGCAAAGAAGAAATTGAAAAAATTAAAGTTGAAGAAAAGAAAATAGAAGAAGCTTTTCCAGCTGGTCCTCCTTGCCTAAATAAATTAGCGTCTATTGGTTTTGGTGAGGGGGGTAGAAACAATGCTTTATTTAGTATTGCAGTTTATTATAAAAAATGTGACCCAGACAATTGGGAAAAATTAGTTGATGAAGCTAACACTAAATATATGAACCCACCTCTTTCATCATCAGAAATACAAAACACAGTAATTAAACAAATAAATAAAAAAGGTTATGACAAATACAAGTGTAAAGATGTTCCAATAAGAGATGTTTGTCAATCAGGTTTATGTAGAACAAAAAAATTTGGTGTAGGATTTGGTGAAGAAGAAATGCCTATGTTAGCAAACTTAACAAAGTACACATCCAACCCACCACAATGGTTTTTAAATGTAGGAGACAAAAGAATAGAATTAAAATCAGAACAACTTTACAACCCAGGAATGTTTGCACTAGCGTGTTTAGATCAAGCAAACTCTATTATCCCTGTACCTAAACCAAAAGATTGGAAACAACATTTTTTAAAACCAATGATGACTAACATACAAGAAATAGAACCATTAGAATCTTTAGATCCTATTAATGAAATTACAGGATTGCTACAAGATTGGACTACCAATAGACAAGCAGCTAGAACACTTGATGATATATTTAATAAGTTACCTTTTACTGATGAGAAAAGAGAGTTTACATATTTTAGAATGGAAGACTTTTATAATTTTTGTAAGAAAAACCATTGGGATATGGATAAAATTAAAACAGGAAATTTAATCAAAAGATTAGAAAATATATTCGTAGAAGAAATTAGGATGACTATAAAAAAACAACAACCACGACTAATTAAAATTAAAACTATGAAAAAAATTGATGCTAGTTTATCAAAGGTTACTTACCAACAAGATGATTTTTAATGAAATATTCAAAAGACATAGGCATTAATTGGCATTTAAGAATGAGACAACACATAGAAGTACTTAAACAAGAACTAGAAACAACAACAATAAAACTAAAAATGGCAGAAAGAAAAATAAAAAAATATGAAAACAATAATATTAGGACCACCGGGAACGGGAAAGACAACAACGTTATTAAACTTAGTGGACGAATTTATACAAAAGGGGATTAGACCTAAACAAATAGGATACTTTTCTTTTACTAGAAAAGCAGCTACTGAAGCTGCAACAAGAGCTGCTGAAAAATTTGCATTAGACATAGATAATGATCTAGATAATTTTAGAACTTTGCATTCTTATGCATTCAGACAATTAGGAATGACAAAAGAAAAAATGATGAAGTCAGAAGACTATAAAGAATTTGGTCAAAAATGTGGCATTCCAATTAAAACAGCTTCTTATTCTGCAGACGACGGTACATTTAATTCAGATAATGAATACCTTACAATTATAAATACTGCAGCTGTAAAGAGAATAGATCTATTAGAATACTATGATTCAAGAAAAAATATATTAGACATAGAAAGAAGTACATTATTTTTATTAAAAGAAGAATTACAAAGATTTAAAAAAGAAAAAGGTTTGAAAGACTTCAATGATTTACTTGAAGATTTTATAGCCAAAGATATTAACCCTAAGTTTGAAGTATTATTTATAGATGAGGCACAAGATTTATCTTTAATACAATGGGATATGGTTAGAAAACTTTGGGCAAATGCCAACAAAACTTACATCGCAGGAGATGATGATCAAGCTATCTTTAAATGGGCTGGCGCAGATGTAGATCATTTTATAGCACTCAAAGAAGAAGTAGATGATATTAAAACATTAGAACAATCTTATCGTATACCGGGTGGACCTATACACGAACTATCACAACATATAATAAGTAAAGTTCAAAATAGATTTGATAAACAATATAAACCTAGAGATGATGAAGGGATCTTAAAAAGATATTCTGACATTACACAAGTAGATATGTCTAAAGGTAATTGGTTGGTTCTATCTTCGGCTAATTATTTTTTAGATGATGTAAAAGATCTATGTGAACTTCAAGGTTGGTATTATCAATACAAAGGACGAAACTCTATACCTCTTAAATTATTGTTAGCACTAAACAATTGGGAATCTTGGAGAAAGGGAGAGATGTTAAATCATTTAGAAATTAAAAACATTTATGAATATGTTGGGTCAAATGTATTAGAAGGATTTAGAAAAGGTAAAACATTACACTCTGATGATAAATATACATTAAAAGAATGCCAAGAAAAACACGGACTGATAACAGATAAAGTATGGTTCGAATCTTTTGAAGGACTAGATACTATTACAGAAAATTACATTCGTAATATGAGGGCGAATGGAGAAACACTAAATAAAAATCCTCGTATAAAAATGTCAACTATACACGGAGCGAAAGGAGGAGAAGCTGACAAAGTTTTATTGATGCAAGATTTAACCAACGCAGCTCTTGAAACATTTAGTAATGATCCTGATGAATTACATAGACTATTCTACACTGGAGCGACGAGAGCGAAGCGTGAATTACACGTCTTAGATCCAAAGAACTTTGATAGGGCTTATATATTATGAAGTCATTAAAAAAACAGATCGGTGGAAATCACTATCGAGACTATGTCATTCAACCGGCAGAGTTTATAAATAAAAACAAGTTGCTTTTTGCAGAAGGCAACGCTATAAAATACATAGTGAGAGCGAAAAATAAGGGTGGGAAAGAAGACCTTCTTAAAGCTAAGCACTATATTGATATGATAATCGAAAGGGATTACGAATGAGAAGTACCCAAATACCATTATTTACCCCTGAAACAGAGTGGGTAATGCCAGAAGAACTAAAAGATTTAAAAGGTGCAAAAGAAATAGCTATAGATTTAGAGACTAATGATCCACATTTAACTACTTTAGGGTCAGGTAATGTAACCGGTAGAGGCCACATTGCTGGCGTTGCGGTGGCCGTAGAGGGGTGGTCAGGCTATTTTCCGATACATCACGAATCAGGTGGTAATATGGACAAAAATCTAGTGTTAAATTGGATTAAAGATATTTGTAGTCAAGTAGATACTACCTTTATATTTCACAATGCAATGTATGATATTTGTTGGTTAAGATCAGCAGGAGTAATAGTCAAAGGTAAAATCGTTGACACTATGATAGCAGCATCATTGATTGATGAAAATAGATTATCTTATGCATTAAATCCTTTAGCAAAACAATATGTTGGTATTGGTAAAGACGAAAGTATTTTAAATGCAGCTGCAAAAGAATATGGTTTAAATCCTAAGAAAGATATGTGGAGACTACCTGCATTATTTGTAGGACAATATGCAGAACGAGATGCAGAATCTACACTTAAACTTTGGCAAAGATTAGAAACAGAATTATATAAAGAAGAACTTTGGGATGTATTTAATTTAGAAACTAAATTATTTCCTTGTCTTGTAGATATGAGATTTAAAGGTGTAAGAGTTGATCTAGAAAAAGCAGCTAAGATTAAGAAAAATCTTATGCAACGTGAATCTAAAATTGTCAGTAGAATTAAAAGTTTAACTGGAGTTGCTGTAGAAATACACGCAGCTAGATCTATTGCAAAAGCATTTGATAAACTAAAACTTCCGTATGATAGAACAGAAAAAAGTAAAGAACCAAGTTTTACAAAAAACTTTTTACAAAATCACCCACACGAATTACCAAAATTAATTGCAGATGCAAGAGAGATAAACAAAGCACACACTACATTTATAGATTCAATAACTAAACATTCAGTTAATGGTAGGATACACGCAGACATAAATCAAATAAGATCTGACCAAGGTGGTACAGTTACTGGTAGATTTAGTATGAGCAATCCAAACCTACAACAAATTCCAGCTAGACACCCAGAGTTAGGACCAATGATTAGATCTATATTTATTCCAGAAGAAAAAACTGTTTGGGGATCATTTGATTACTCACAACAAGAACCTAGAATTTTAGTTCACTATGCAAAGTTACAAAATTTAGATGGTGTTGATGAGATTGTAGAAGCATACAATCAAGGGGATGCAGATTTCCACCAAGTTGTTGCAGATATGGCAGGTATAGAACGTAAGCAAGCCAAAACTATTAATTTAGGTTTAATGTATGGTATGGGTAAAAATAAATTGATGGCTGAATTAGGTTTAATGAAAGATTCTGCAGAGAAACTAATTAAACAATATCACACTAAAGCTCCATTTGTAAAACAACTGATGGAAAATGTATCTCGTAAAGCAAATGATCGTGGTAAAATTAGAACTTTACTTGGTAGAGCGTGTCATTTTGATCTTTGGCAACCAACTCAATTTGGTATATTTAAACCACTACCACTAGAGATGGCTAGAAAAGAATATGATGAGCCATTAAAACGTGCCTTTACTTACAAGGCATTAAACAAATTAATACAAGGAAGTGCAGCTGATATGACTAAAAAAAGTATGGTAGCTTTATATGAAAATGGTATAATACCACACATTCAAATTCACGATGAAGTAGATATATCGGTTGAATCAGATGCAAGGGCAGAACAAATTATTGAGATAATGGAATCTGCTGTGGAACTTAAAGTTCCAAACAAAGTAGATTATGAAAAAGGTAGTAATTGGGGTGAAATAAAATAGTGTCTTATTTAAACGCAAACATTCCAGCAACCTACGCACAAATACGAAAGGAGTATTTATATGATCTTAAAAAACATCACGGAGAAGTTGAAGACTGCATTATCTTTGGTATCACCTCTATGGGTGGACGTGCAATCTTATTTCATTGCATTATGGAAAACGGTGCAATCTTTTATCGTCTCCCAATATCAGCATTTATTCAAAGAGGATTTAAAATCGAAGATGTACCTAAACGTAGACTTGATGAGTTGGAGTTATGGAATTCTTTTAGTTATTTTCCTACTATTACTTCTTGGAATATCTTAAGCGCAGCTTCAGGCAAATATATTGGTAAAGATAAAAAGTGGCATCACGGTAGCTACCTATTTACAGTTGACTGGGCACACCCAGATGGTAATATACTAGATACCGATCATTCGGAAATACCGCACGAACATAAGTGCGCACATATCATAGCCCTTGACGATGGGAACTATGCAGCACAACCTAACAACAGATGTATTTGGGACTTACCTTCTTTCACAGTGAAAGATAATATTCCTGATTGGAAGGTACAAACAAATGAATGGAACGTAGAAGATACAGGTAAGTGGAAGACTGAAGACACCGACAATTTCTTTTATGAGATTGAGGAGAAAAAATGAGGACGTTAAATTATGAACATTGCAGAACTATTCAAAAAGAATTTTATATTAGTACCCGTAATAGCTTCTGTATTAGTTGGAACGTTCACTGGTGTTAGATACATTGTTAATCTAACAG